CATCTCAAAATTAGATGGCCTATTCACAGAAAAGATGCAGAACGTTCCTACACAAGAGGATGTCGCTGGTCTAAAAAGTGAGCTCGATTCACTTAAAAGTCTTGAAGAGAAATCTCAAGAGATCGAGAAAGCAATCGCAAAATTCGAAGGTCGAATTGAAGCAATGTCTGAGAAGGCAGTGACTCCAAAGGCAGAAAGATTATCAATCGGTCAGTCTTTATTCAAGTCTTATGCTGACAACATCGAAGCAATCAAGGATGCAGTCGAGAAAGGTGGGAAGTTGAATCTTGATGTTAAGACAACGACTATCACTGCTGACTACACTGGTGACTACGCATTGACTGACTTCGATACTGAAGTAGATCGATCTGTAAGAAACAGATATGGAATCCTTGAGAACGTAAACACTGGAGCAACTTCTGGTAAGTTCGTTACTTATGTACAACAAACTGCAACATCTGGAACTGGATGGACTGCTGAAGGTGGTGCAAAAACAGAAGGAGATCCAACATGGTCAGAGATATCTGAAGAGGTTAAGAAGATTGCATCTTATGTGAAAGTTTCAAAGGAGATGTTAGAAGATCTTTCTTTCATTCGTGCTGAGATCGACAACGATCTAATGGAGCAAGTGAGAGTAGGAATCGAACAAGCATTATTAACTGGAACTGGTGCTGGTAACCAAATCAAAGGTTTAATTGATGCATCAATGGGACTACCTGGCTA